TCAAACTGTTCCATCGTACTCAACTACATATTCTCCGCCCACTACTGTTAACTCTACTGGAAATCTTGTAAACAATACACAAACTGCTACGCCTTCAACATCAACATGGCAAAATGCTGTATTTCAAAATTCATTAACTTGCTGGGCATGGGGAGATCCGGGATACTGCGGGCCCAATCCAATAGTTAGTCCTTCTGGGAGTATTAATTTTTCATTTGGCATGGTTGATCTACATCAGAAAGTTAATGTGGGCAAAGCTTTGCCCTACGGAGGATCTGGACTTATAACAACTGGCTATACATTTGAATGGACTTCTAAAAATGGGAATGGATGGGACGATGGAAGGCAAGATGTGCTTAGTGCTTATGTTAAATTGTATAGTCCCGGTGATACTAAAGTTATAGAATCTTTTAATTATAATTTGAATTTTATTCATAACTGGACAACATTTTCTTATACTGAGACATGGCAGAATACAAAGGTTGGATACAGAGAGAACCAAGTAGGCAATGTTCAGTTCGGTTTTGTGGGAATGGACAATAACTACTGGGCGGGTCCGTATGGGCCTGAAGTAAACAATGTGAATTTTCAACTTAAATATAAACCCGATCCTTGTAAAAATAATCCTTTGTTTAGTCCAGAATGTCCTAATTTTAATACAGAAATTTCTAAAATTGGCAAAACTACAGTAAATGAACCGGAAAAAATTAAAATTGATGACACCAATAACTTTCCTCCTCCAAGAGAAGAAAGGGACAGACCTCCAAAATTAGAATTCGTGGATGGCACAAAAGAGTTTGGAGTCAAAGAACATACGATTGATTTAAATCGTTTATCAGATACATTAACAAAAATTACTGAAACTAGAATTATTCAAGAAGAAAAAAGTTTAGAATTGGCTAAAGAACAAATAATTAAAACAGAGGAACAATCCGAAAAGGTTACTAAATTTGCTGAAAGTATTGCAAGAGATTCACAAAATAAAAGTATCAAAGAAAGTATGGAAGTAAAAATTGATACAATAAGCAATGTAACTAATAAAAAAGAAAGCAGTGATAGTATTTTATCATTATTTCAAGGACCCAATTCTTCAAACATTGGCACCAATACGAATTTATTAGGTCCTCGTTCAGTTGCAACAAATCAATCCTTGCCTAGAGAAAATAAAGAAATTCTCACAACAGAAACAAATTCAACGGTTACAAGAACTCCAAATCAAATTCTACAACAATCTATGTTCACTTTGAGTATATTTAATAAAGCGCAAGAACAGTCTCAAGAAGTTACGCAAAGTATTAAAACAAACAATGAAATATCTTTAATGAATAATTCACCATTGCCTGGTAATAAAATTTTTACACAAAACAATTCCTCGCAACAAATAAATCCAATCGTAGATTCATCAAGCCAAATTACTGCAATTACACCTCAGGCTAATTCAACACAAGCTGCAGTAATAAGTCAACCTGTCAATATTTCTCTTGTCGTATCTAAACCTACGATGGTAATTCAATCTACGCAAAATACTAATCAATCTGTTTCGACAGAAACAAATATCTCAACTTATCAATTAAAAAATAATTTGGAAGTTTCTTCTCTATCTGTGGAAAGTATCGTTGAACCCATTATTCAAAATAATACAAACATTAAAATAGATGAACCAATTATTCACAAAAATTTTACTATACAAACTAACGAAATTATAATACCCACTGTAAATAATCAAGTAGATAAGGCTACTATTCAACAGAATAAAAATACTGTAGAACAGCCTATATCACAAGAAAATATAGTACCTGTGGTAGCATTAGAAATAAAAGCAAAAGATGTTTCTATAGAAACGCCTGTCAACACAAAAAATAATTTTACAGAAAAAGCTAATCCATTGAATGAAATTATTAATTCTAAAACTATTAATATGGTCGAACAAAAACAAGATACAAAAACAACATCTGTTAAATCTAATGTACAAGACAACGATGCTGCAGCAGGTATTTCTATTGCCAATATTGCTAAATCTCCCATAGGATTTAATTCTTACATGGTATCATTATCTGATGCCAATTTTTATGCCCCCAAAGAGATATACAGAAATCAAAGAACTGTGGACAATGTGCGAGCACTAAGGCAATTATCAAGCGACAGGCTTCATCAGGAAATGATCGATCAACAATACAAGAGATAACATGGAAAACTACAATTATTTGCCATTGTTTCACGTTATATTATTTGTAATTGGTTTAATGATTCTGGCAGCTTCTACCGGTAAAAAAGAAGAATAGGAGTTAAAATGACCGAAGAAATCAAAGACGTCAACAAAAAAATTGACGATGCCGAAGCAGCAGTTAAAAAATATGCTTCTAAAGATACCGTTATCAGTATTGGAGGCTATGAGTTTACTCCAGCAAAACTTATGGTCGCCTTTACATTGGTATCATCAATTTTAGGTGGACTTTATGGCGCATTTGAAGTATATAAAGATTATGTTGGCATGAAAAAGAAGATAGCGGAATATGTAACACCCGACCTCTCAGAGTTCGATAAAAGATTAAGTGTTCAAGAAGAGGGCACTGTTAAGGCTCAAAAATCTATTGAGGAAAGTGTGGATAAAACAGCGGAATATACGAAAGACATTAAAAATGATTTAAAGAATGATTTGCGTAGATTAGAAAAAGTGGTTGAAGAGGTAGAACGTGCCAATAAGCAACAAGCAAGAGAAATTGAAAAAGCAATTGGCGAAGCGAAGGCTGAAATTCGTGCCGCACAAAAACAAGTTGACACTGCTGCAAATCAGCTAAATAAAGATGTTGCGTCTGCTACCTCTCAATTAAACAAAGATGTTACAGCTGCTATTAAAAATACTGAACAACAATTGAGAGCACAAGATCGTGAAGTGGATCAAAAATTAAAAAGTCTCGAAAAGAAAATGGATGAAAATTTAAAGAAAGCTTTGGACAATCCGTTGGCAAACAAATGATATATGATTTTTGGGTAAGAATGTGGTTAAACTGCTCATATTTGCCCTATTATATATTGGCAAACATTCAATCGCCCAAGAAGACCTGCCCTTGACAAACATTTTTGATCGTGTTATTATGAGTGTTCAATGATGAAAAGGAAAGATAATGGCTCGTGCTCGTATGATTGTGGATACAGAACCAAAAATTATAGGCGAACTATCACAATCTGAACTTACCTCAATTTTATCGTGGTATTCGCAAAACAAGGATCGCAAAGATTCTTTGAAATTTGCGGTAGACTATTTAAGAAAACACCACAAAATAACTGCCGCCTTTACACTTAAATCTAAAGGCTCGACGTTTGGTTTTATTTGCCGTATACTCACAAACGGCGGCATCTTACCAACCGAAAATCAACTTTGGTTTGAAAAAGAAATCGAAGAAATCAAACAAGATGTTTTGTCTGAAAAACCTGTACAAGTTTCTGACAAAGTTGTGGTCAATATTCAAGAGAGAGTCCGTGAAAAAGCCTCAGATTGTATTGGTGAACTTGAAGGCTTAATAGATGATTTAATTCTTTCTAATTTTAAGGCCAATAGTTCTCCGTATGGTACCTTCCATCGTTTTTCTTTGAAGGGCGCCCATGTCAAACATGTTGTAGATCATTTTAAGGCCAAAAGACAAGAATTTGATTTAGTTTTAGACACCGACGATAAAGATATAAAAGAAGGTTATTCTAATTTTTCTAAGTCACAATTAAAAAAATTAATTGCATATTGCGACCAAATAATACTAGATTGTGGTAAAATCAGTGAAGACTCGGTTAAAAGTCGAAAGCCAAGAAAGCGCAAAACAAAAACGCCTGAACAGATTGTATCAAAAGTTAAAGTGTGTGAAGAATTTAAAGAATTAAATTTAAAATCAATTGATGTAAAATCTATTTTAGGAGCTACGCAACTGTGGGTATACAACACAAAGTATCGCAAAGTAGGTCTCTATCAAGCCGAAGACGCTGGTGGTTTTACAGTCAAAGGGACAACGATTTTAAACTTCAACGAGAGCAAATCTATACAGAAGAAACTGAGAAAACCCGAAGTCTCATTACCACAGATACTAAGCGGCGGCAAAGTATTTCTTCGTAATTTTATGGATAGTGTTCGTGCTGTCGAAACACCACTGAATGGTCGATTGAATCAAGATATTATTTTATTGAAAGTTACAAAATGACAATTTACTATAACGATGAACGTGATTATTCTGAAATCATTGAGGGTTGGATTCGTGAATTTATGTGGTCAATGAATGAGGACGAAGACCTTTTTCCTGGTTACGATGATAGTTATAAACCGGCCGGTGTAAAAATTATCTTTGACGGTTTTGGAGATAAAGAGTGGGAAGATGAAAATGGTGAGTATCAATATGAAGAAGGCGGCAATAAAGAAATGAAATCTTTTGCTGTGTTCATTCATAAAAATTCATTAACTGAAGAATTTCCGCCACATGAGACAACACCTTGGGCTCTCATTCATCGACCAAAAGAAGAGGTTTGTATTTGGGTTTGGTATGATGAAAATGCCGATGAAGTTGAAGTAATACCTTTTGAAGACAACAACTCTACCGAATTAGACCACAAATTTATTACCGACTTGATTTTTGCAATTCATAAAAGAGATACTCATAAATAAAATTGCCGCAACATCTATATAATGATGTTATACTGAACACACTATGATAATTTTTGACTACCAACAAATCGCAATTTCTAATCTGATGGAACAGATTGGTTCTTCTAAAACTCCTGTGGATGAAAACTTAGTTCGCCACATGATTTTGAACACCATTCGTACTTATGTAAAGAAATTTAAAGAAACCCACGGACCCGAAATCATTATTGCTTGTGATAATCGTAACTATTGGCGCCGCGATTATTTTCCACACTATAAAGCCGGCCGAAAAAAAGCTCGTGCTGCCTCTGGTCATGACTGGTCATCTATCTTTGAATCACTAAATAAGATTCGTGAAGAGCTAAAAGAAAGTTCTCCATATAAAGTAATGGATGTTGAGGGCGCCGAAGCTGATGATATTATTGGCACACTTGTTCAAAAGTATTCTGTTACAGAAAAAATTTTGATTCTTTCAAGTGATAAAGACTTTGCACAACTTCAGCGTTATTCAAATGTCGAACAGTTTTCACCAATTTTGAAGAAGTACATTAAAGAACCACTTCCTTTGATACAACTAAAACAACTAATTATCCGAGGCGATAAGAGTGATGGGATTCCTAACATTCTTTCTTCTGATGATATTTTTGTGGTGGGTGGTCGACAGAAACCTATAACAGAATCCAAAATCATTAAATGGATCAATCAAGAACCTAAAGAGTTTTGTAATGAGGAAATGATGCGTAATTTCAATCGTAATGAATTAATGATTGATCTTACAAAAGTGCCCATTACATTGAAAGAAAAAATACTAAATACTTATGACAACTCTAAAGGTAAAACGAAACAGGAATTCGTGGACTACATGATAGCCAATCGTTTGAAAAACCTTATTGAAGTGGTGCATGAATTTTAATTGAGAAACATATGTCAGCAGAAAAACTATATTCTGAAATTTTCGAAGAGTTTGATAAGGTTACAACAAAACAAGAACGAATTAACATACTAAGAAAATACGATCATCCAAGGTTTCGTTTGTTTCTTACAGCGGCCTTTCATCCAGAAGTTCAATTTGATGTAGAAATCCCCACCTATCGACCAGCTTTAGAACCTGCAGGTCTTAATTTTACCTATCTTGATTCCGAGATGGCTAAAATTTATAGGTTTTTGAAAAATCATCCAGAGAGACCTCAAGGTTTAACTCCCGAAAAAGCTAAACAACTTCTTCTTGTTGTATTAGAATCACTGCACAAAGATGAAGCTGAATTGTTTACTCGACTGATTCGTAAAAATTTGGGCGTTAAACATCTCAATTCTAAACTTGTTGAAGAGGCTTTTCCGGGTCTTCTATGAAAGTTGCTGTAGTAACTCCAACAATTGGTTTTGAATATTTAAATCAGTGTATACAATCCGTTCAAAATCAAACATATGATAATTTAGTGCATTATATTTTTTTGGATGGTGAAGAGAATTATCAAAAAATATATCCAGTTTTGTTTGAAAATTCTGGCAAAAGAGAAATTAAAACAATTCAAATAGAAGAAAATATTGGAAAAGGCTGGTATGGTCATCGTGCGTATGCTGCTTGTTCTTTTCTTGTAAATGCCGATGTAATTTGTTATCTTGATGAAGATAACTGGTTCGAGCCAAATCATGTTGAATCTATTGTTGATAAATTGAATAATGGATTTGATTGGACATATTCATTTAGAAATATTCATGACAAGAATGGAGAATTTATTTGTGAAGACAATTGTGAATCACTTGGTAAATGGCCTGTGTATGTTAATCCATCGGTATATCATATTGATACCTCAACTTTCGGAGTTCGCCGTAACATTGCTACTTCTGTTGGTCATGCATGGTATGGCCAATGGGGTGCTGATAGGCAATTCTTTTCAACCTTAAAAAAATATTTTCCAAATTTTGAAGGCACTCGAAAGTATACTTCAAATTATCGATTAGATGGAAATCCAAAATCGGTAACCAAAGAATTTTTCTTTGAAGGGAATAAACTGATGTTAGAAGCTCACAACGGAGAATACCCTTGGAAGAAAAAACATTTTATAACTTTAGGACCTGGAATTACTTTAGTTGATTAAGGAGAATCATGCAATCTGGCGGCAAAAAAATAATTAAAACTCAAAAAACAAAATTTAAAAAAAATAAAGATTACGATCCTCAACAAAATGAGCGTCAAAAACATCATGATAAGTCCTATTACAGATTGTTAAAACAGGAGAGAGAACATGTCTTATAAATTCCATATCAAAAAAAGAATAGCTGAACTTCAAACGCAAATTGATAATAAGTATGGACAAGTAGAAGCTCTCCAAAAAGAATTACGACAATTGAAGGTCAAGGAATTTGAGGAAGACATGAAAGAAGAGGATGAGCGAGTGTTGCTAAAGGGATAGTGTTGCTTAAAAACAACACATAAGCTCTTGACAATGCTACCATTTTCTGTACAATGGTAGCATGCAAATTCTAAAAGAAACCACTGTCTGGAACACGGATTACTCCGTGCCGAATCACACTTACTTGCTCGATAATAAAAATCGGCTCATTGCGTATGCTGATGCCAAAACTGGTAAAATTCACATTAGCAAGTCTCAATCCATGGTTCTTGATATGCGTTATCGCACATTCAAAGCCGTCAATCATCCGGGCCTGTCAAAATTAGTTAAAGCTGAAAAGACCGAAGGCGTTCGATTGTTCAAAGTCCAATCTGGCCAAAAAATCTACAATGTCGAAGTGTCAAGTTCAGTTTACACTTGCACCTGTACCGGGTTCAATTTTCGAGGCAAATGCAAGCACGGAGATGCTGTTGCTAAAAAACTACAGTCGGAAGTTGCGTAAAAACAACACCTTGACAATTGCCGAAGTTACTGTATAATGGAAACATACTGAGAACGGAGAGATAAATGGCAAAGTTACTGATTTCTACCCAAGTTTATGAGAACTACGGTGCCCATGATTGGGATGGCGAAGGTGAGTGCCCCCAATACTGGAAGGCCAAGGGCGGTAACGATTATGTTGTGAAAAATTTTACGGCATTCAACGCCGTTCCTTCATACATCATGGTTCTTCAAGACCAAATTGAAGTCAACAATGAATTTTGTCGTGAGCACATTCTGGATTGGGAAGTGGTTGCCGACGATTACCTGACCCAATTTGAGCGAGACCAATTGGAGTATGAGGGTAAAATAACTTTCCCGGCTGTAGAATTGACCTACGGCGGATCATTACGTTAATTTTTGGAGTTTATATTATGGCTTACATGTCCCAAGAAAAGAAAGCAAAAATTGCCACGCTTGTCAAACCTATTTTGAAAAAAAACGGTTTGAAGGGCTCGCTGTCGGTTCACAATCATTCAACGATTGTGCTCACGGTCAAGTCTGGCAAAATCGATTTTATTGGAAATTACCTTGCTGATGGTAAATGTAAGGATGCTGATTTTGTTCGGCGTTATGGCTCGCTTGATGTAAATCCTTATTGGTTTCACGACCATTTCACCGGTAAAGCCAAGGCGTTTTTGACGGAAGCTTTTCAAGCTCTCAAGGGCGCTGATTGGTATAACAATTCTGATCCGCAAATTGATTATTTTAATACCGCTTACTATGTTACTTTGAAAATTGGTAAGTGGACTAAACCCTATGTTTTGGAGTAAATGATGGAAAACAATGATAACTTTATCAGTGATTCAACCGTGATGATTGGTATTATTATCACTTTCGCAGTTACGCTTCTTTTGCTTTTTGCTGGAATTATTTAATGTGATTATTCACACCCATCAAAAATCTAAAAAGCGAAAGCCTAATGCCAAGCAGCGAGAACTTCAAGCTGCTTGGAATAAACTCTTGGAAAAACATGCACCCACAAAACCGGTGCTTATTGTAAAGCCTTTACCGGCTTCAAAACCATTTGTGCGTGAAATACCTAATTACCCAAGTCTTAGCACCAATTTGCCAATGACCTGTACAAAGCCGATTGAAGGTAAACGATACACCGGTGATAAAATGCTCGGCATTGGTACTTTACACAAATCAAATGCCGTGCCTATTTTTTCAGCTGAAGAAGCTAAAGATCAGGCAACAATGCGGCGGTGACCCTTGACAATTCAAAGGGCATTAGTTATACTGTATATTCTAACTTAAAGGAAATAAGCAATGTCTCGTGGTAAATCTACAAAACTTAAACCGTTTCAAAAGTTGTTGACAATTATGGTATCTGGTAACCCAGTGACCGTTCAAGAAATTGATGCGACTCTTGGAAAAGAAATCTATTTGTATCGGTTGTCTACTTACATTTGGCACATTAAAACCACCGCTAATGGTGTTGTCAAAGTAATTAAAGATGGTCGTAAAGTAACTGGTTATCAATTGGTCAATGTAAAAGAAGTCAAAGAATACATGAATCGTGCTGGTATCACCTCAAGTGGTTTTGTACCTGGTTCTGTAGAAAAGAAACCGTCAATTGCTAAACTTTCGGATCTTAAAGCTAAACCTGTAAAGAAAAAGAAAGAAAAAACCGCAGTAACTCCTGCTGTGAAGCCAGTAGAAACGGTTGAACCGGTTGCGGAAGAGATGACGATTCTTGAAGTGACAGAAACCACTTCAGCGTGATAAATAAAATGGGGGAGCGGCGTGTACTAACGCCTGCTCTTAAACAACAGCCAAAGACTGTCGAGATGACGGACAGAGTGCCCCGTATTTGGAGACTATTGTGAACCTCTTTTATTTATCGCCTGACCCCAAGATATGTGCCGAAATGCATTTAGATAAACATGTTACCAAAATGATTATCGAATACGGCCAACTAATGTCTACGGCTCATCGGTTTCTTGACGGTAAACCATATACCGATAAAACGGCTAATGGCCGGTCAATTCAACGGTGGCGTATGGAAGATCCAAAACTTGAAGAATCTTTGATGAAGGCTTCTCACATTAATCACCCTTCGGCTATTTGGACTCGGTCTAATCGTTCTAATTATATTTGGTTTCATCAAATGTGGTTTTACTTGTGTAAAGAATATACTTATCGTTATGAAAAAATCCATTCGGTTGAAACAAGGTTGTCGGATGTGTTATACTTACCACCAGTAAATATTTCAACCGGTGATTTTTATCCGCCAACGCCCGCTATGCCCGATGAGTGTAAAGTACCAAATAACTCCCTCGCATCTTACCACAAATACTACATAGAACGTAAGAGCCATTTCGCAAAGTGGACTAAACGACAAGTACCATTGTGGTATGATGAAGGGATGAAACAACATAATGCCAACGTATAAATTTTTAAACACCGAAACAGGTGAAGAGTTTGAAGATTTTTTGACCAATTCACGGAAGATTGAATTGCTTGAAAAGAATTCGCATATACAGCAAATGCCTGTTATGTTTGCAATTACAAGTATGGTCGGAAGTTTTGATTCAAAGACCGATGATACATGGAAAGAAGTATTGTCAAAAGTTGCTGAGGCTCATCCAGACAGTGAAGTAGCTAAACGTCATGGTAAGAGGACGATTCACCAGGCTAAAGCTCATGACATATACACTAAATGGAAGAATTCTTAACTTGCGTAATTTTGAATTTGTAAAATTAGACTCATTAAACTTCGATCTAAAAAGTGTAACAACTGAAGAAGGCAGAGTATATGAAACACCTTCGGGTGCTAAGTATCGTTCTGTCACTACGGTTCTTTCATCATACAACAAAAAGGCTATCTATGAATGGCGCCAAAGAGTTGGTGATGAAGAGGCTAATCGTATTTCAAAAACAGCATCAGGCCGTGGAACAAGGCTCCATTCGGTTTGTGAAAAATATCTATTGAATGAAAACGTAAAGATGATGCCCGACACTCAAGAGTTATTTCTTCAGTTAAAACCACATATCGATCAAAACATTGGTAAGATTTATGGTATTGAACAATCGCTTTACAGTGACCGTTTAAAAATAGCAGGTCGTTGTGATTGTATTGCTGAATGGAACGGTGAACTTTCTATTGTTGACTATAAAACTTCAAGTAGAGAAAAAGATGAAGATGACATATTGAATTATTTTATGCAATGTACAGCCTATGCGGAAATGTTTGAAGAACGCACTGGAATGCCAATTAATCAAATCGTTATTGCTATGGCTGTCGTTGGAGAATCTATTCCCCAGATATTTGTGAGAGAAAAGCATAAATATATTGGTGAACTGATGAAGTATATTGCTGTATGAAGTTGAAGGAAAAGTGTTTCGGACGGCGGTTCGAATCCGCCCAGGTCCACCAAAAGCATGGCAGCGAAAGACGCCTAACCAGCGACCCTACCTACAAGGGAGAATACGGTGAATGATAAATTGTTGTGGTGACAATTGTATGTGTTCACGCCGCAGTAGGATGCTTTTGATGGGCCTGTACTGGTTTCGACGGGACAAAAAGTACGGATATGGACAGCACGGTAGGCGATGACCGTAAATCAAGCAAAACGATAAATGCAAACGATGAACGTTTCATTTTAGCAGCATAAACACTGCTTAGGGTTTTGGTGGATTTCCTCGTAACAGAATAATCCACCACTTTAACACATAAACACAGGAGAAACTTATGTCTAATATGACACCCTTTGAAATCCGTCTAGAATTGCTGAAGTTAGCAAAAGAACTTTTAGAACAGGATTATCATTCAAAACGTGAAGTGATTCACAACAATTGGCAAGTAGCAACAGAAAATGCTCGCACACAGGGAAAGGAGCTTCCAAACCAACCGGAATATCCATCTTTTCCATCCGAAACTGAAATCATAAACAAGGCACAAATATTGAATGGCTTCGTTTCGCAAATTCCCACAGCAGTAGATAAACCGAATAAGAAGTAATAGGTTGCCATAGAGAGCCGCTTCGGCGGCTTTTAGAGAGGAGAAAAATGGCAAGTAAAAACCCAATTATCAAATTGGTGTTGTCATCTTTTATCATCATGTTATCTATGAACAATGTTAATACATATGCTGTGACGCCAATTAAGGCATCATTTGAGACACTGACACCAAAAGCTAAAAAACAAATATCATGTTTAGCTGAAAATATTTACTTTGAAGCTGCAAATGAACCTTATGAAGGTAAAATTGCTGTAGCCTTTGTTACATTAAATAGATTGATGACTGGCAACTATGCTGACACTATTTGTGGCGTTGTTGCTCAAAAGATAAAGGGCACATGTCAATTTTCATGGTACTGTGACCAAAAAATTGTGAACCAGCGCTTGACAATTCGTAACACTCCGTTGTATAATGATATTCTGCATTTATCAACTTATGTTTATTTAAATTTACATCAATTGAAAGACGTTACTCATGGAGCAACATTCTATCATGCTGACTATGTAAACCCCGGATGGAAATTGAAGAAACAAACCAAAATAGGTAGGCATATTTTTTATAAGAGAAATGGAGATCAAATTGACCGAAGTAGGATTGTTATATAAAATTATTTTTGGAGTTTGTTATGGCTATTAAGTATACATTCGTTTGTAATGATGATTTTGCTCGTTCTAAAGTGACTATCGAAGTTGAAACCAATTCTTTAACAGAGCTCATTGCTATGTTTGAAGATTTTCTGAGGGCTTCCCGGTTTCATTTCGATGGTCACCTAGACCTTGTTGAAGAGAGTGCTGAAATGCCCAGTGATTCAAATGATGTTTTTGGTCATATGGTGAAACAACACCTACAAGGTATTAATGGGACTTCAGAGAATTGTGAAGTTTGTGGTATTGCAAAAGATGTAATGAAAACACACAAATGTTGGGATGAAAAATGTCCTAAGAAAGAAAAGAATGCCAACTAAGGATGAGATGAAAAAGTTTGCGTTCACCATTGACAGTATGGTAGCCAATACTGATTACACATACCTTGAGGCAATTGTAGAATACTGTAAAACAACCGGACTTGAAATTGAGGTTGCGGCTTCTTTAATTAATTCAGCACTTAAAACAAAGATAGAATCGCAAGCTATGGAAAGAAATTTATTGAAAACAAAAACAGCTAGATTACCCATATGATTACTGGCTATGAAGCCTTTGGTATTTTTCAGGCTCTCAAGTTACATTTTACAACCGACAATTATGATTTCTTTAAGTACCACGGCAAAAGTAAAATCTCCGTAAACTCTTTTGAAATTCGTAAAGACAAGTATCATTTCTATAAGTTATCTCGTAGGTTGCCAAATAAAGAGGAACTGATTCTCTTTATCGTGGCCAATCTGATACACAATGATAACTTATGGGTCGGTGATTTATTGACCGAGGAGTCCGAGACTATATTTCGAGAGCGTCAAAAGGTCATACAAAGCCTATCTTACACCTTCGAAAATGATTGTCGCCGTATTCTCGATGGTGTAAGTGACCCCAATGAAATTTTGCAAAGTGATGACGGCGACTATCCGATTCTTCTTCGCAAAACTTTACAGAAAGATATACAAATTGAAACTTTGTGTATACTTAATTTAATTCTTAATTTTTTTCCAATGTGGACAAAGAAAATTGAAGATACTATTCGATGGCCCGCATATCGAAGAAAAGTGCTTAAGTTTGCCGCATTTTTAACCTATGATGATGTAAAATATAAGTCTCTATTAAAGAAGGTGATAGAAGAAAATGAAAACGTTATTTTTTAGGCAACATGCCTTGTTTCCAATCTTTCGGTGGGTTTTTAGTTAGAACTTGTGTATGTCCGTTATTGTACCACTTACAACCTTTTGTTGTTGGTCTTTGATTGATTCTACCTAATGTCCATTTGTTTCCTGGGTGAAACGAACAGAATTTATTATTTTTTCCATCATTATACCATTTACTTTTTTTATTTCTTTCGGATATTGTTTGTGATTGTAGTGATTTGTTTTTTTCTGATTGTTTCTTACCGAAGGTGCCTTCACCACCTTCGGTCAAATTATAACCATTTTTAAAACTTTGAAATTCTTTTATGAAAAGTGGTTCCATCTCTTTTAGGGTGTGATCTTTTTCCTTTGATTGGTATATGACTTCCCACTTAAAATTATCCCAACCATATTTTTTAATAGCTAAATGTAATGCTGAGTGTTTGGCTTTATTTGATCTGAATTTATAAAAATGCGAAATCATTCTCTTCGGCCATTGTGAATCAAAGCCGATATATATTTTGTTGTTAATTTTATTTGTTACTTTGTAGATGGAATAAATATTCATGCTGACATTCCTTACTAATGTTAGAGTGAGTGCGGATGGCAGTCCGGCGACTCACACTTATTTATAGGAATTTAATTGTGGCACAAAAAACGCTGTATTTAGACCTTGATGGCGTTCTTGCCGATTTCACTAAACGTTATATTGAATTATATGACGAACATCCGGATGAAACAAGAGGCCGTAAAAATTTCAGTAAAAACTGGGCACACTTTATTGAGGACAGAAATTTTGCTACACTTGATAAATTTCCAGGTTGCGATACACTTCTTTATTATGTTTCTGAGCTCGAAAAAAATCATGGTATCAATGTTCAAATTTTATCATCTTCTGGTGGTGAACAATTTCATCACATGGTTGAAGCTCAGAAAAAACTTTGGTTGATTTCAAATGGCCTTTTTTACAAAAGGAATATTGTGTCGAGTCGAAAATTAAAAAAGAATTATGCAACACCACATTCGATTTTAATTGATGATACCGAAGATGTAATTGCCGATTTCAATGAAGCGGGTGGAATCGGTATACTACATAAAAATGTGGCAGATACCATTAAAACACTAGAATCCATGTTTGTTAATCACTAAATATAATTATATTATGTTTTTGTGGATAACCCGTTTACATACCGTTAATACTCCGTTTATACGAAAGGAAATATATGAGTTCATTTGCTAACCTCAAACGTAACAAGAGTTCGTTTGAAAAACTTACTAAAGCTATTGAAGCTGTCAACCAACCGGCCGATGCTGGTTCAAAAGAAGATACTCGCTTTTGGCAACCACAAGTAGATAAGTCCGGCAACGGCATGGCAATCGTTCGTTTTTTGCCAGCACCAGCTGTCGATGGTGATGATGCTCTTCCGTGGGTTCGTCTTTTTTCACACGGTTTTCAAGGTCCCGGCGGTTGGTTAATTGATAACTGCTTGACCACACTTAATCAAAAGTGTCCAGTCTGCGAACACAACAATATGCTTTGGAACTCTGGTGTTGAGGCCAATAAAGAGATTGTTCGTAAGCAGAAACGTAAACTTAATTATATTGCAAACGTTTTAATTGTTTCGGATCCCAAGAATCCCGAGAACGAGGGCCAAGTTAAATTGTTTAAGTTTGGCAAGAAAATCTTTGATAAAATCAGCGAGGCTATGAATCCTGAATTTGAAGATGAAACACCTGTAAACCCATTTGATTTTTGGGAAGGTTCTAATTTCAAGCTTAAGATTCGGAATGTTGAAGGCTATCGCAATTATGATAAGTCCGAGTTTGATTCACCCGAGCCTCTTTTTGGTGGCAACGATGAAAAACTTGAAGCGATTTGGAAGAAAGAACATTCTCTTCAAGAGTTTCTAGATCCAAAACATTTCAAGGCACATGAAGTATTGAAGGCTCGCCTTGAAAAAGTTCTTGGTTTTGAAGGTGCGCCAATTCGTTCTAAAGCTGAAGAAATGATAGCAAAAATTGATGAAGACGTTGATATTTCGACCAACGGCGATGAAGATGATTTAGATTATTTTAAAAATCTAGCAGAAGATCGCTAAAACAAACCCGCTTCGGCGGGTTTTTATATGGTTACAGTTCTTCCCACAAGTAACTTCATAAATTCAGTATCTACTACACTGGAGGCGGCCAACATACCGCCTCCGCCACCTGCTTGTATTTGTGGTGCCTGAACATTTACAGCAGGAGGTGAAACAATAATTGGTGCGTTTCCAATTTGCAAACGAGCTTGAGCTATTTCAACAGTTGCTGCATTGAGTTTACTAGCCTCAGACTTTATAATAGTTTTCATTGTATCTGGCAAAGGTGTTGCAGATATTGTTGTGTTTAAAGCAGCTAAAGTTTGTGGCGTTGTTGATGGTGTTCCAATTATACTCGATGCTATTTGAACTCGTTTTTCTGCTTCAGTTAGCATATTAGCAGGCCTTTCAACTTCAGTCGTAAAAGCTCTAATTGCATCATCTAAGTTAGTTGCAGAAATAAATTTTGGACTTTTTTTTGCTGCATCAATAGCTAATTTAATATTGTAGTTTGGATCCATTAAATTTTTTGGATCATGCCCGGTTCCTAAACCGCCTTTAGTGTTCATTTGAAATAGGCCGTAACTTTCTTCTTTTGATGTTATATTTTTAGCTGTTGGATTTAATCTAGACTCCGCATAAGCATTTATAACAGCAGCGTTAGCTTGTTCGTCATTGAATCCCGCTTGTTTAAATTTATCAATTATTAACGAAGCCATTTTTTTCTGTTCATCATTTAGTGATTTAACATTTGACGTTGGCGCCGTTGATTTTGTTGCCGGCTCTGGTGTAGTTGATTGAACAGTTGCATTATCTACTGCTCGCACTGATGCTTGAGTTGCAGTGGTTTGTAATGCTGGTGTTGGTGCCGCTGGTGTTGGTGTTGTTAATTCTGGAGTTTTTTCGAGAGAAACATTTACACCAAAAAATTTTAATTTTTCTTCTTCTTTTTTTGCTAATCCCAATTGATAATCTATGGCCTTTTTCTTACTTTTTTCTGAACCAGATCCTTTTTGTATTTCGTCTATTCTATCTTGTATAACTATTAAAGATGCTAAAGAATCATTTACTGCTTCTTGTTGATTTGGAGCTAACGCATCGATAACTTGATATGCTGTGTAAGCCGCTAACCAAGCTGTACCTATGGGGCCCGAAATAAGTTGTCCTGCGCCAGACAAAAAACTTCTTAGAATTGTTTGTGCTCCAATTTTGGTTGTTTGTTGTAAAGCTTTTTTTTCTAAGTCGGCTTTTACTTTTTCTGGTATTATTAAACCACTTGACGTTTGAGCCATTCCAGAAGGTAAAGGTAATGATTTAGCCGGTTGAACTACTTTTGAAGCTCCTGCAGCGCCAGCCGCAGCCGCTGCAGCAGCACCGCCAGCACCAGCAGCTGCAGTGCCAGGTGGAACTGTTGATGGTGTTCCTGGTTTAGGAGAACTGCCCGGCGTTCCCGGAGGCACCGTAGTCGTTTTTCCTGGAATCATTGTGGCTCCAAGCGCAGTTGCTGCAGCGCCTAATGCTATTTTAAATGCTGCGAGAGCGCCAACTGTGGCTTCTAAAATTGATCCTAAACTAAATTTACCCAAAGGAGTTTCAATTTCTGTTCCTAATGCTACTTTAAAAGATTCAACAACAGCGTCAATCATCGATTTAACAGCACTTTGTAAAGATTTAATAACTTCGGAATCAGTTAAAAGTGTTTTTAATTCTTTAAATCCACTTTCTATAGCATTAAAAGCGCCAATAAGCATATCTTTTAAAAAGTCTCTTATTTTTTGTTTTGTATCTTCATCTAAATTTTTAAAAATTAATCCAAAAATTCCGGCACCAATTATGGCTTTAATAAGTGTTCCAAAAAAACCAGATAAAGAGGGCAAAAGGCCAGTTAAAAGAGAACCAGCTCCACTGATACCTTTTCCTAATAAAGAAAAAATTCCACCAAATAGGCCTCCAGTTTCTTCTTTTTTTACTGGCGTTGTTCCTGGCATTATTTGAGAAGATTTTTCTCTTTTAAACTGCGATTCATATAAAGCTTCTCTTTCTCCAGCTCGTTTAAAGAAAGCATCAGATCCTTTACTTGCTGTGCCACCCATCAATTTAACGAGTTTTTGAATATTAATTCTTGTTACATTCATGTCTCTAGCCAAATATGGTAAAACTAAAGAATTTTTTGCCGATATTTTAGCGTGAGTTTTTAAATCGGAAGTTTCGTTAATTAGTACGTCAAGTTTTTTATCGATCAATGGAGATGGCTTAGTTGATTCTTTTGCCTTCAAATTTTCTTTTATCGCAGAAGGTTCTAAAGGATTTACAGGAGCTAAACTACTTGCGGTTGGCACAGTGTATGCTTTAAACAAAGAAGGTAAAACAGCTGCTAAAAATCCAGTTTGATTGAAAATTTGTCTTGGATCAAATTTCTCCAATCCTCTTTTACCTAAAGTGCTAAAAACTCCGCCACCCTTCTTTTTCTCGGCTTTGTAAATTTCAGCTAATCTATTTTTTTTATCTTTTGCCATTTTACTTTCTTTGACGCTGCTGTTCTTTTAATCGTTCTCTTTCTTCTTCTAGATATTTAACAAGCATATCAATATAAATTTGTCTTTCCCAAGGTAACATATTATCCAATTCTGTCAAACTATATTTGTGATGTTGCATTAATGAAAAATTAGTTTGATAGTAATTACCAAGGGTATCATAACCAAAATTTAAACGAAAAAATTTTGTATTCCTTCTACAACAATTTTTTCTTCATAGCCACATTTTCTACACTTAAAATCTAATTCTTTTTTTATTTTTGGCATTGTATTGAAAAAAATTTGTATTTTATTTAAATCATCTTGTTGCAAATTTTCTACAAATTCAATCAACTCTTGTTTTTCAGTATCTTTAGCATAATACATTTGATTTTCATCGTAAATATAGTCAATACAAGAAGTAATAATTTCTATTAAACCATCAATATCATTAAAATTTATATCTTTTATATTTTCTAACATTTTTATTGTTGGATACTTCATCATGATTCCAAGTTTTTTAGAAATTTCAATTTTTTTAGAATGTTCTTTACTGATTTCGGGCGCAATTTCTAAAAGATTTAAATCGAAATTCACTAAAGAACCACACTTCTTTGTTTCATTGTTTTCATCAGTAACATTGTTATTACAAGTGTATTTTAAATTAATTACTTCTCCGACTGATTTAGCGCGAAGGTTCATAAACAAATTTTCTAAATCAAATGTTGGCAATTCATCAATGTCAACTTTAGAAACAAGACAATTATTTAAAACCTGTTTTATTACACTTACAATTTCATTTTGATCTTCAGATTGTGCAGCCATCAAAAAGAGTTTTTGCTCTTTTACTAAAAATGGTCTAAACTTTACTTTTTTTCCAGTCGAAATCAGTGTTGTCTCATAAACAGGCACATCAATTTTGGGTAACATATTAACTCTCCATTAGTTAAAAAATCTTCCAAATGCTTTTCCAAATGGGCTTGAAACTTTATTTCCAAAGTTAGTTACGTTTTTTGCAACAGAATTGCCAAACAATTGCGTGGCAACTGCAACTAAATCATAATTTCCTTCATAGATAACTTTATAACGTTGATAGGCAAATTGAACACCAAGACGATGAAAGCCATCATCGCTCCACGCTAATGGTGCTGGTGATATGCCAGTTGGAAATGCATCAATCAATTCAACTGCATAAATTTGTCTTATAAATTCATCATATTGTACAATTTTAATATTTGTTAAATAACGAGATTTTTCACCCTTTGGATATCGCAAATTGTTTGTATCACTTGGCATAATTGATTCAAGCCATTTTTCAAAAAGTTTACGCTCATAAAATTCGTTTGTACATATAAAATTTAATGTCATATCATTATATTGCATTTGATATGGAACTTTATAAGTGGGCCCATATACTTTAACATCGCTTGTCAATAATGTTTTACCGGGTAGTTCAGCACTTTCACACTGTAAAGCCAAGTATCTGGAAAGTGTAGCATTATCACTGAGCGACTGTGGGTCACTACTTACGCCACGAAATGCTTGTGTAATTTCAGCGACCAGTGTATTGGGTAAATTGATAAGTTTTTCCAAAAGCGAATTACCAACGAATTGATTGATATATGGTGGAATTGGCAAAACAACCTCAAAACGATTCGTCTTAGCAAAGCCTTCTTTAGCATTGGCGTTAGCTAAAAATGATTGTGGTGAAAATGCCATTAAAATTTCTTCCTAGATTCAGCATATACTTTATTTGCTGTAGCACCAACAAAAAGAGAAACCGGCAATAAAGCTGCTATGTCCCATTCGTCAGCAGTAATTTCTAAAAACCTAGATTCGACATGATTAAACAGATAACGTTTAATACATGCATTTACTTCATATGTTTTGCTTGCTTTTGAAAGTAAATCATAACTCAACCTAAGTTTTGTGGTCTTATCAAATTTATTGTTATTTGCATATTCGCTTAATTTATCTAAAAGAATCATACGTTGTTTTGGATGTATGTAATGCAAATTCAGCCCTAAAAATCCATCATTATATTGCTCTATTGGTAAAACCAGTGGAAACCTGTCGTAATAAGGCAATTTATCTTTTGTTTTTGGATCGTAAAAATAAAAATACATACGGCCAATAATGGCATTATTTTTCAATCTTTGACGATCCGCTAAAAGTGCTTGCCGACTTGGTTTTAGTGTTTGTACTTTAGAACGTAACCATTCACGAGCCTGATTTGTGCGGATGCTCAAACCTTCTTTTGCAAGAGAATCTTTAATTCGGTTGATTAAATAAGCCATCATTTATTTAGGCGAATTCCCAATATTACCTTATTTACACTGATTTAGCTGTATAAGTATTGGTGCCCGATTTCAGATAATACCTAAATTTTTCTCCGTAAGAATTCTAAACTCCCATCCACGATCTTTACAAAATTCAGTAGCAGCTTTCCATTTAGATTGATTGATGGTATAAGTAATGTATTCGTTAATAAATTTTTGAGTTTGTTTTTTACGAATTGGTTGTTTAGTTTGATGTTCTGGTTTGATTTCAATTACATGTGTCATTACTGTTCCATCTTTCTTTTTAACTTTTATAATAAAGTCAGGAAAATATCGATGAATTTTATTGTCAACTGGATTGTAATATTTGATTGCTAACTCTTCGGAAGACCAATAAATTACACTCTCGCTTTGGTCGAGCCAATCCATCACTTTTCTTTCCCAAGTAGAACGCCAGATGATGTTTGTTGCATCACCAGCATACTTCTGTGGATTTTTGGGTGTGAATTTTCCTTTATATGACATAAATATATTTATTCTCATAGGAAAAATAATGGCCTTATTCTCTTTCACTGACATACGATTTAAAACAGCTGCTAGAAGAGTGGGATTAAATGGAAGATTAGTTGGCGGTCAATACGATTCTAATTTATATCGTTATCCAATTGATTTGGGTGAAGCTAACAAAGGTCATTATATGGTCTTTCATATCAATGTGCAAACCAAAACAGAATTCAGCTCGCCACTTTCCTTTGACACTCCAGATATACTTAACAGTCCAAGTCGAGTTACCAGTGGATTAGCTAATATTACAGATACTACGAATTGGCTTCGAGGACAACTTGATAATGCAGCTTTAGGGCTAACAGAGGGGCTACAGTTAACTGAATCCACAAGAACAGCTATAGAAACTGCTAAATCTGAAATTGGTCAAGGTTTAGACTTTGTTGGTGATTTAGCTAAAAGAGTATCTATTCAGGGCGCAAGAACGATTCAAAGAACTGCCGAAACAATAGCTTTATACATGCCCGATACATTAAATTTTGGTTATGACCAAAGTTATGATGGTGTTTCTTTGTCGAGTCCTTTTTTTGATATTCTTAATGCTGGTAAAGATGTGTTGCAAGCCGGTTCTTCAATAATCGATTTGGCAAAAGGCGGTCAAGTTTCTGTTCAAAATATTTTAAAATCAATTCCTAACAATTTAACGCCTTTTGCTGTTGACTATTTAAGTAGGTTTGCATCAACTAATGTTTTTGGTTCTAATTTCGGCCGTTTTGCCTTAGCATCATTAGGTGTGGCTCGAAACCCTTTATTGGAAGTTATTTACACAAGTCCATCGTTAAGAAAATTTCAGTTTGATTTTATTTTTTATCCAAGAAGTGAAAGAGAGGCTCAACAAGTTCAAAGCATTATAGATTCGTTTACATTTCATCAATCGCCGGAAATTCTTCCTGGTTCTGGTGGTGTATTTCTCATACCCCCTTCTGAGTTTGATATTAAATTTTATTACAATGGAAAAGAAAATCCAAATATACCAAAAATATCGACATGTGTTTTAAATGGTTTAAATATTGACTATGCACCATCTGGTTTTTCAACTTATGAAGTTCCGGGTGAAACAACTCCAAGTGTTGGTAGAACTGGTATGCCTGTTGGTATTCGCTTACAATTAAACTTTACAGAAACTCAAATCATTACTAAAAATTCTTTGAGGCCTGATAGCTTTGCATCACAAGCTGAAAATGTTTATTCTCCAAGAGATGAAAACGGTGAAGTAATTTACATAGGATAAAAAATGGCAGGTTACTTTTCAAGATTTCCTAAACTCTTTTTTTCAATTAATGAAGGCCAAACAGTTGATCGTGTAACCAACATTATGTCTAAATTTTCTTTGAATGAATCTATCAAAGAAAATACAGCCGTTTATTATGAGTATGATGTTAATGAAAGTGATACACCAGAGATTGTGGCACATAAGATGTATGGTTCAGCACAAAGACAATGGATTGTTTTAATGATGAATAATATTGTTGATCCACAATATGATTGGCCTTTAACGACAATTACACTGAATAATTTTATTGATGCTAAATATTCAAATACACAATATGCTAATTCAAACACCTCTGGTGCTGGTTTATCATATGCTAGTTCAAATATACACTCATATTATAAAATTATCACAACAACAATACCAAATGGCTCTAAAATTACTAATGAATATCAAGTCGATGCAAATACTTATGCTAATGTTACCGTATCATCATCAAGCGTTACACTGCAAGACAATAATGTAATTACAATTTCTACTACAAAAACCACTAAAACTTATTATGAACATGAAACTGGGATAAATGAATCTAAAAGAAAAATTAAATTATTAAAGCCAGAATTTGTAGTAACTTTAGAAGATGAAATTAAAAGAGTGTTTTAAAAATGGCAATTTCGTTTAAAAGTACCACACAATTTAAAATCGAGCGATTAGAACTAGTAATAAACTCTAGCCAAAGGTTTTCAATTGATGGTCTGTTTAGTGAATTAAATCTTTATGATAATCTTTTTACTCCTTGTATTTCTGGTAATATTTTAATTACTGATGCACTTGCTCTTGTCGATCAATTAAAATTAAATGGCGATGAAAAAATATACATACGAATTTCAAAAGATGAAGAACAAGAAGACTTTAGATATGAAAAAGAATTTGTAATTTATAGTTTAACAAATAAAACAAATTTAAATATGACTTCAACTGTTTATATTTTAAATTTTGTATCTAAAGAATTTTTATTGTCTTTACAGAAAAAAGTAAATCAAAATTATTTTGGCACATTTACTGGTATAGCATATCAATTGTTAACAGACACAGATTATCTTGGTGTTGCTGAAGAACCTCCGCAAAATGGAGAAAGTGGAGTTGGAGTTTTTTTGGGTTCTGATGGCCTGCAAGATTTAATATTTCCCACGTTGACGCCATTTGATGCTATCAACTTTGTATCTCAAAAAGCTCTTTCAAAAAATATTCCTGATTTTTTATTTTTTGAAACACATAAAACTGGTTATAACTTTGTTACACTGTCATATCTTTTAGAACGAGAAAGTGTTTTTCAAATTAATTTTAAACCAAAAAATTTATCAAATACAGCTGCTGCTAATCAAGAAGAGTTTTTAGGCGCTCGTGATTTAAAAGTTTTATCACAATTTAGTGTTTTAAATAATGTTGAAAGTGGTGTTTATGCCGGCCGTTTTGTTGGTTTCGATACACTTACAAAAACAACAAAAATAACAACAATTGTAAGTGATAAAAATTTGTCAGATGATAAAAACAAAAAATTCAATGAAATGACAAATTCAAGAGTTGTTTCTTACCCTTTTGCTTTGCCTAGAACTACGGTAGAATATATTAAAGAAAACAATCCTGAAGCATATGATACGATTGATCGTTCTGAAAATTATGTGTTTCAAAGAAAAGCTATATTTACAAATTTAATTCAACAGCGGCTTCAATTAGTCATGCCTGGAAATTTTGAACTTTTTTCTAGTCGTAACATTTATTTAAAAGTTCCCAAATTTTCCACACAACTTGGTGATGATGCTTTAGATCGATCTCTAACAGGTAAATATATAATTACAGGATCAAGACATATTATTAAACCAAATCGTCATGAAACCATTATTGAAGTTTGTGCAGCACAACTATTGGGTTTAAGAAATAATCAACTTGGTGCTGAAGATTTTACTTCGTTTTACACTAAAGAAGAATTAGAAAATATACCACTTTAAGGAATCAATTTAATGTTATCGCAAGATTTTTATGGTAAAAAAGGGTTTATTTGGTGGATTGGTGTTGTAGAGGACATTTATGATCCATTAGAACTTGGAGGAGCTCGTGTTCGTATTATTGGTTTGCATAGTGAAGATACAAGTTTAGTGCCAACTGAAAGTTTGCCGTGGGCTCAACAATTAAAACCTTCAACTGGTTCAAACACATATTCTAGTTTAAATGTTGCTGATTGGGTTTTTGGTTTTTTTCAAGATGGTGAATACGCACAAATACCAGTAATTATGGGTGTTTTTTCTGGTATTGAAGGTGCTCAATCTACAACAATCTATCAAACTTGGGTTGCAAGTCAAGGTGGATATGTACCTAAACAACCAAATTATTCTGGTTCATATGATCCGGCTTTTTTGGAAGATGAGTATGGAAATGACGCAAAGGCAGTAGAAAATGCCGACAGTGAAATATCTGTTACTGGTCAACCAGCAGTTTCACCGGCTTTTCGTGGTGTAAAACCAAAAGTTATGGCGGCTGCAAGTAATAAAAGAAAACACATCTGTGATATTTCTCCTTTTGTTAAAAAAGCTGTTTCGCATGTAAATGGTCTTTTTGGAATAGTCGTTGAAGGATTAAGGCAAGTTGTTTTGGCGGTGATTAAAGCTTTAGGTTTTGATCCAACTGGAATCGCTTCTTTTTTAAAAGAAATAGCGGCTTATATAACAGATTTTATTCAAAAAATTAGAAAAGTTTTAAAATTAATAAGAGATGGTATCAACAAAATAAAAGAATTGGTAACTTTGTTTACAACAGTCATCCGATACATTTTAAGTTTGCCCGAAAGAGCTAAAAAGTTTTTGATTGGATGTTTAAATGATATTGTTGATGCAATTAAAGCTGGATTTGCAAATATTTTAGTTCCTTCTTTATTTGGGCCTGGAAGTTTAAAAGATGAATACAATAAAATAAAAAATGAACTTAAAGCTCTACAAAGAGAATCGATGCTTGTAACACAAGATTTAATTTCTGTAGCGGGAGCCGTAGGCACAGTAGTTTCTTTAGTCAATAAACCAAAATATAACCAAGCACAAATTAATACTATAACTGGAGATGCTCAATTAGCAAAAAGTGTGGATGAAACACAAAAAAAAGTAGATTCTAAAGATCCCACACAATCTGAAACACAAATTCAAGGCCAATATGGTGATTTAATGTATTTACCGCCAGCACTGGTCAAATCAATCATGTCTCCCACAAGTGAAGAAGAAATTTTGTCTTCTCAAAAATTAACTAATGGCTATGTTAATGCTTTAACTAAAACTTCTACGACGATGACTAGTCGAAATAATTATAACAATAGTGTCTTATGGTGAAAAAATATGGCAAATGAAATGGATATTGAATTTCCCGATGGTTATAATGCTTGGGTAGAACCAGAAAGTTCTCCAACACAAGAAGCTGATAGAGCTAGATTTCCATATAACAGAGTTATACAAACAAAAACTGGGCACATTTTAGAGTTGGATGACACTCCAGGTAACGAAAGAATTCGTATAACTCACAGAATGGGTACCTACACTGAAATGAGGCCCAATGGAGATGTAGTTCATAAATCTTTTGGCGATAATTATGAGATAATTATTGGAAATAAAAATGTTTCAATAGATGGCGTTTGTAGTATTACAGTTTTAGGTGATGCTATTTTTGATATAAAAGGTGATAAAATTGAAAAAGTTTCTGGTGATTACACAATTGAGTGTGGTGGTAAATTTACGGCTTATGCCCATGATGAGGCGGCTTTAATTTCTGATGTTGACGTTAGGATTTCGGCTGGTAAAGATTTAGGTGAAGGAGATGTGAATTTAACAACAGGTGGAAAAGTTGTAACAAGTGGAGATTTAAAAGTTCAGGGTACAATGACCGGTGAACTTATAACTTCTGTAACAAGGGTGAATGCTGGTACCGGTATTTTTGCTGGCCCTTTAGGTTTTGTTTCAATTCTTGGAGGGTTATCAATTGGTGTTCCGGCTGCCATTCCCGGCACAATTAATTGCATAGGTTTAATAAATGCCTCTGTAATGAATTCAGCAAGTGCTAATCACCTTTTAGGCTCATCTGTTCTAGGTATTTCCATTGTTAATGATTTGTTATATGACGGTCATATTCATTTTTGTAAAGTGGGACCAACAACACAAACACCAATGCAAGCTGTTGGTTAATATTATAGGAATTTAAAATGGCAGTAAGAATTGATTTAATGGGAGATGTTCACCGAAATGGTGGGTCTGGTGGTTCAGCGGAATCGATGTCTGGAATGATTTCAACAGAAACACCATCAAGTTTATCTTCGTTTTTAACAAACAACGCAAGAGACACAAATCAAAATCGTAAATTTTCAACAAGTTCTCCAACAGCCTCTATTTTAAACAGATTAGGATATAATTTTGATCCTGCGGATGACAATATTTTGGAATTGTCACCAGAAGTTTTAGAGCAATTAAGAAGAATGCCAAGGCTTTTTAAAGATTGGCAAGCTGAAGATTTAAGAAGTGGAAATGTTGGGAGTTACTATAAAAATCCAGCGGCTGACAACGTTTTATCTATCAATGGTGTCTTGGAAGAAATTAAATCAAAAATATTAGTTAATCCGGGAGGAACCACATTTACGGGTGAAGAGGTGATAGAAACCGGGCCTACGTTTATTTCTCCTTTAGGACCAATTTATGAGGAAGCAAATTTTGCTTTAGAAGAAGGACAAAAATTTTTATCACACACAAATAGATTATCAAATGTTGAACCTGTAACTTTTGATAACGCTAATTCTCCACATTTTACGGTTTGTTCGGGTTTATCTAAAGTTTTGACTTTCATGTGTTATCAAGTAGATGGGACCGAAACTGCCGAACCTTCAATTGGATTTTTTACAAGTTTGTTTATAAATCAAGAGCTTACAGATTATAGAAATACCGTTATTACATATCCAGATTTAATAAAAAACAGTATCGTAACAACAACTGTTCCAACTGGTGAAGATGAATATACAACTACATCTTCGAATCTAACGATGTCACAAGTTGAAACAATAGCTAATACAATTAGATCAATAAAAGTTTTATTTCAAACTAGAAGACAACATGATGAAAATTATTATACAAAAGCTCTAGATATAGTTAAAGAACAGAAAATTTTTATGGGCATGAATAAAGGTGGAGAATTTGATGATTATATGTTTAAAAATGTCATTGGTACTGAAAAATTAAAAGCAAGTAGAAATGTAGCAGATAATCCGGCGCCATTTGAAAGACAAATTATTGTTTCTGAATTTGGCCATATGAAAGTTTACAATAAAACAACAGGCGAAGTCATTGAAAGTGATGATGACATTATTGAAATACTTAGAACGCCGGTAGAAGATGATGAAATTATACAAACTGTTTTTGTACAAGGTGATCCACCTATTCCAACAGAAATTGTTAATGAACCTTTAGTATTAACTTTAGATGAATTTATCGAACAATACAATACAAATGTTCTTACCGTAAATGTTGGAACAAATGAATTAAATGTAAACACTGGCGCAATTATATTCAACACTTTTAATGGCGTTTTTTCTGGCACCAGAATTATTCGTGTTACAAATATTAACGACAATGTTTACTATTATTCAAATTCTACAACAGTATCTAATTTTTTAAATTCTGAAGTTGTTGTTTCTGTTGAAGATGTAATAAGACGTAGACCAATTAAGACAGTTATAGTAGCAAACACTGGTTCTGGCTATTCTAATGGGACAGTTGTAATTACTGGAGGAGGCACTGATAATATTTCAGCAACAATTACAGCAAACGTAAATGCAATCAGCGGCTCTATTAGAACTCTTAATATAATTTCTCAGGGTGCTTATACCACTGTTCCAACGTTAAATGTAGCAGCTCTTGGTGGGTCAAATGCAAACCTTATAGCTGTTTTAGATGACCCAACTAATTCTATTGCAAATGGTGAATCGTTTAATATTTCGGTAACCTTTATTAGTTTAGCTTCTGGTAATACAGTTGATTATGGAGTAATTACAATCAATCCAGGAATTGATTTACGAATAAAAGGTTATAGCAATGTTTCAACAGCTGGTATTTTGTTGCCAAATTCTCGTTCTCTTGCAATCAATGTGGGCACTACAGATTTAAAACCAAAAGTAGATGTATTTAATGGGCCTTATGCTATTGTTGATTCTTCTGCAACAGGAACAGAAAAATGGACATTTAGAAATTTAAGTGCTAATTCTTTAACTATTTTAAGTGTAATTGAAACTACAAACGGAATAAGCACAAATAATAACACACACATGAATGTTCAGTTATATCAGGCTTCGGTACCAAATACATTAAATACAAATGATACTGTTCTTTGGTATGCTAATGTCAAACCACTAATTGAATTTCCAAATGTTTCTACTTTTTTGGTGACAACGTCTGATGGACAACAAAGAACTATTACAATTGGTATTGATCGTGGTTTGGTAGATGTTGGAAATAACTTTAATGAAGTTTTAAACAGTAACCCAGATATTATTGTAACAAATTCACCATTTACAATTCGTGCTTTTGGCGCCAAAGCTAATACTCGCTATACTTATAGTGGGCCAAACATATCTGGTTTTGGTTACATTGGAGCCAACGGTTACGCCACCATTGCTAATACAACAATTACAAGTAATGGTTCTTATACTTACACTGTAAATTTCGAAGGTACCAATCATCGAAGAACACTTACAAAAGTTATTACCATTTAAACTAGTATAAATAAACAATGGCAACAGTCACAACAAATATTGCTCGTCAATTTAAAGATTTGGATTTAAATTTTACAATCCACCCTTTAAAAAAAGACATTAACAAACACCTTGATGCAATGGCTGTCATAAATGCTATTAAAAATTTGGTGTTAACTAGTCATTACGAAAAACCATTCAACCCAGATTATGGGTCAAATGTTCGTAAACTTTTATTTGAAAATTTAGACATTATTACAGCTTCAGCAATTGAAAGAGAGATAAGACAAACTATTGAATCGTTTGAACCTCGCGTAAGAATTATTGGCGTGGCAGTAATACCAGATATAGAAAATAATGGTTTTAGTGTTCGAATGGAATTTTCAATTATAAATCAAACAAACCCAGTTTCAATAAGCTTTTTATTAGAAAGAATACGATAAAATGGCCTCGAATCGCTTAACGGTCACCGATCTAGATTTTGACACAATTAAAACAAATTTAAAAACTTACCTTCAAGCACAAGCTGAATTTACGGATTATGATTTCGAAGCTTCTGGTTTAAGTGTTCTTCTTGACATTTTAGCTTATAACACTCACTACAATGCTTACTATCTTAATATGGTTGCCAATGAAGCTTTTATGGACACCGCAGTTCTTCGCAGTTCGGTTGTATCACACGCTAAAAGTTTAGGCTACACTCCACAATCAGCCACAGCGCCAAGAGCAATTATTAATTTAACAGTGCCCTCCGGCTCTTCAACGCCAGGATCGCTTACAATTCCTAGAGGATTCAACTTTAGAACAAATCTCTTAGAAAACACTACCTATAACTATACTGTTTTAGATGATGTAACTGTTAATAAAGTTGGTTCTGATTTTATTTTTAGAAATTTAAGTATTTATGAAGGTAACATTATTAATTATCAATATGCCTATAATTCAATAACAAATCCAAAATCTATTTTTATAATACCAGATACGAATGTAGATACAACAACGCTTCAAGTTATTGTACAAACATCTTCAAGTAATTTATCGTCACAAACACATACTTTAGCTTCAGATGTTTTAGATGTAACTTCAAATTCAACTGTTTATTTTTTACAAGAAGGTCAAAACGGACAATTTGAAATTTATTTTGGCGATGCTTTTGTTGGTAAAAAACTAAGCGATGGTAATCTTATTAAAATTAGTTATTTGGTAACTTCTGGCTTTGATTCGAATAAATCAAATAATTTTACAGCATCATCTTCTGTTGCTCCGTACACGACATATACAGTTACTTCCGTTTCCGAATCAGCTGGTGGCTCATCAAAAGAAAGTGTAGACAGTGTAAAATTAAATTCTGTGTTACAGTATTCAACACAAAATCGTTTAGTTACAACAAAAGATTATGAAAGTTACATTAAAAAAACTTATGGTGCTGTGAGTTCGATTTCCGTCTGGGGTGGTCAAGACGAAATTCCACCAGTTTACGGCAAAGTTTTTATTTCAATTAAACCCAAAACTAATTATTTTTTAACCGAAGCTGAAAAAACAAGAATAATTGATGAAATTGTAAAACCTAAATCAATTGTGGCGATTGATGCCGAAATAAGAGATCCAGAATTTTTATATCTAAAGTTGACAAATAAAGTTAGAATTGATCGCAAAAAAACATCACTGAATGATGAACAAATAAAAACATTGATACGAGCAGCTATTTTTAATTATTCAAATATCAATTTAAATAAATTTGGTGCAACTTTTGTTTTGTCTAAAGTCCAAGATTTTATTGATGCTGTTGATTTAGCATCTATTATAGGTTCAGAGACAATTTTACGCCTTGAAAAACGATTTACACCAGATTTAAATAACAGTAAAACATATACAATTAATTATAATGCTAAACTTTATCGAGGCACAATTTTAAATCGCTTATTTTCTTCTGAATTTACAATTAATGATTCTTTGGGCACAACAAGAACAGCTATACTTGAAGAAATACCAGAATCATTTACCGGTCTTTCATCCATAAATGTAACTAATGCTGGTTTTGGCTATGTCTCAGCACCAACAGTTACAATCACTGGCGATGGCACAGGTGCTACAGCTACCGCAACAATTGTTAATGGTCGTGTCACATCAATCACAATTACAAATCGTGGTATTAATTACAGTAAGGCTGTTGTTTCTTTTTCTGGTGGCGATGGTTATGGCGCTGCTGCAATTGCTGTTCTTGATGGCCGTTTTGGCACTTTAAGAACAGTATATTTTGATGAGCTGGCTCAAAGACAAATTATAAATTCAAAAGCGGGAACTATTGATTACGACACCGGTGAAGTAATAATTACCGATTTAAGAGTATTATCAGTTATAACTTCTGATGGCGTTATTAGAATAAGTGTTGAATCAGAAGATGGAATTATTTCATCTGTAAGAAGTACAATCTTGTCAATCGATCAAACAGATTCTACATCGGTAACTACTGAAATTACTGCTGTTTAACATGGATCAAAAATCATCTCTTTTAATTGAAGGACAAGTACCGGCTTTTGTTCGTGAAGAATATCCATTATTTGTCACTTTTCTAGAAGCTTACTATGAGTTTTTAGAAAATAAACAAGGCTTAAATAAAAATGATTTGATAACGCAAGCCAAAAAACTTAAAACAATTTTTGATGTTGATGAATCCATTAATGAATTTGAAGAGAATTTTTTTAACACTTACGCATCTTTGATTCCTGTTGATGTCCAAGGAAACAAAGAATTATTAATTAAAAATATATTGCCACTTTATCAAGCCAAAGGCTCCGAAAATTCTTTTAAATTGTTGTTTCGTTTTCTTTTTCATGAAGAACCAACAATTTTTTATCCAAGAGACAGTATTCTTCGAGCTTCTTCTGGTGAATGGAAAATTGATAATTCCATTAAAGTTTCAACAGATATTTCTTCTTTTTATACCGCCGATGGTAATACGAAACAATTTGTAATCATTTCACAAGAACCTTCGGCAAATCTTGACGTTTATGTAAATGGTACTTTAACGACCAGTGGTTTTAAAGTTCTCAAAGAATATAATTTAGTTGAATTCAACAGCAATGTGGCTGCTAACTCAACTTTAGAAATTTTTTATAATGTAATTGATCGTAATATTTTTAATAATCGTCAATTAATTGGTAAAACTTCTGGTGCCACAACCGTTGTAGAGAAATCTTTTAATCGCTATTTAAATAATGTTGAAATATTAGAAATGTTTGTTGATGTTAAAACTTCAGTGGGTGATTTTGAAATTGGTGAAATTTTAGAAACCAATGTTTTTATTGGTGATACTCTTGTTGACGTTAGATTAAGAACAGTATCAGAACTTAAAGAAATTACTATTGTTAATTCTGGTGCTAATTATAATGTTGGAGATCCAGTTATCATAACAGCGCCAAGATCACAAAGAATACCTCAAGCTGTAGTTTCAAGTGTTTCAAAAGGTGTGATTGATTCTATGACTATTTTAAAAGGTGGCGCTGGTTTTAAGGTAAATGCTCCAATTAGTGCTGATGGTTTTGGTAAGCCATTTGTTGATATTGATGTTGTTTCTGTTTTAACCACATCTTCAAATTCAGCTAATAGTTTTAGAATTTTTTCGGATGTTATTTCTGATATTGATCCAGCTAATACATTCATTAATGCAGCATCATATGGTTTAAGTGGAGTATATTCGGGAAATTCTAATAGTATCATTAGGCATACTTTTTCAAATACTTCTTATACGAGCATCGGTGAAATTATTGGTGTTCAAATTAATTCAGTGCAAATTAATTTTGGATCAATACCCAATTTTAATGCTGAAGCGGCTAACTTAGTAATTGCAAATATAGGGTCAACAGTAACTAATACTACAGTTTATATTAATAGTTTTGGGTCACTAGGCAAAACTGCAATACGAAACGGCGGCACTGGATATAGTATTGGTGATGAACTAGTTTTTACAAATCCTTCAGGTAGTTTTGGTGTAGGTGCTGCCGCCGAAGTTAGAACTATTGGCACTGGCGGAGCTATTACAAAAATTGAATTTGTTCCAAGTAAAATTGTTGGAACAGCCAACGTTTTTACAACAAATGCAAATGTAATTGGAACAAATACTTTTTTTCAAGCTAATTTAATTGTTGGTGATTTAATTATGGTCAACGGCGAATCTCGCAGCATAAGCACCATAACATCAAACACTCTTATGACCGTAAACACTGCTTTTGTTGCAAATTCAACAGGTAAACCAGTTCGTGTATATGGAACTCATTTAATTGGTGGCCAAGGATACAATCAAAATAGTTTACCTACTGTAACAATTACATCCACTGGCGGTTCAAACGCTAACGTTGAAGTTGTTGCCATCATGGGAGACGGTGAACAATTTACTGCAAACATTGGAACAAATAAACCAGGCAGTGTTCAATCTGTTTTAATTATTGATGCTGGAAAAGGTTTGAAATCTGTTCCAGACTTTGATTTAAGTCGATCTGGTGATGGCACAGCGACTCTCCAAGCTGTTTTAATTCCAACGGTTGAAGAATTTCCTGGAAAGTGGATTAGTCAAAAAGGTTTAGTTTCGTCTTCATATACAAAGTTACAAGGTAAAGATTATTTTATTGATTATTCTTATGTTATAGTTTCAAGTATTCAATTTCAAAAATACAAACAAGTATTAAAAGAGTTATTACATCCGGCCGGTTTAATTCCTTATTCTGAAGTAGCTAGAACAAACGAAATCGAATCTCAGCGATTAAAAGTTTCAACGGAAATATCTCAAGTAGCCGCATAAATAAAAAAATATGCCAACATTTTTAAGAAAAACGTCAAACTACACAGCAAATGTAGGTGATTATTTAATTGCCGACACAACAGCTGGTCCATTTACAATCACTCTCCCAGCCAATCCGACAACTGGTGACTTTGTTCAAATTGTTGATGGTGCTAGTTGGGAAACTTACAATCTTACAGTAGCAAGAAATGGCGAAACCATTGAAGGCAACGCTGATGATGTAACTTTAGACATAGGTGGAGTTAAAGTAGAATTCATTTATGATTCTACAACCTGGGAATTATTTGTTTCTGATATTGCTATAGAACCTGAGGGCGCAAAATACACCTCAAAAAAGTTACGTTTTAATAATGCTGAACAATTCAAAGAGGCTTTTTCAGAAACAAATGCTTCAGTTGGTTATGTTTATTTGGGCCAACATTTACCTTGGGATATACCATCTTCTCCAGATACTTTAACTGATACTGTTGCAGCTGAAAAGTATATTTGGAATAATATGATTGCTGCGAAAAAAGTTACTGGTAATGATGTTGAATTTGTTATACCTAGAATTAATTGGACAGCTAATAATACTTATCGACAATTTGATGACACAATAACACTTGATACACTTGTAACATCGAATTCTTTAGCTAATGTTTATTCTTTTTATGTTTATAATTCTGAAAGAAATGTTTATAAATGTCTATCAAATAATTTAAGTTCTAATTCGACAGTTGAACCATTAGGAACAAATTTGGGCAATCGTGGAATTATTGAAACTGGTGATGGATTTCTTTGGAAGTACATGTATAATATTCAGGCATCAAATAAATTTTTGTCAAATAATTGGTTGCCTGCTCCAATATCAATTAGTCAATTAGAATATAATGGCAGTGCTAATGCTACGATTGACGGTGAAATAACAACTATTGTGGTGACATCGCCTGGTAGTGGTTATTTTAATACAAATGCTAATGTAAGCTCATTTAATACTTCTTGTTCGGTGTTAACAGTAGAAGCTTCAGTTGACATGGCTAATTTAATTGTTACAAATATGGGAATAACAGGTAACGGAATTTCAGCAAATACTTTTATTACTGCTGTGGATTTAGTAAACAGAAGAATTAATTTATCATACGCTACATCATCTTCAGGTGGAGGCACTGCAAATACTCTTTCGTTTAAAACTAGAGTTATTGTTGATGGCGATGGAACTGGTGTTGTTGCTTCTGCTAATTTATCCGGCAATACTATTGGTAGCATTGGTGTGACTAGTTATGGAAGAAATTACAATTTTGCAAATGTTAATATCTATGGAACTTCTGTTGGAGCAAACGTTGCTACAGCTCGAGCTATTATAGGTCCAAAATACGGCCATGGTTATAATTCAGCAAGAGAACTTGGTGGTCATAATGTAATGATTTCTTTAAAAATAGGAGAGGGTGATACGACCGAAGGTAATATAATTTCTGACAGCACATCGTTTAGACAATATGGACTTCTTCGCAACCCACATAAATATGGTGAAAATACAGCTGTAACTTATGCAAATGCTAATTCAGTCATTTCACAAACAACGGCTGTTACTTTAATTGCAGGTTCAAATTATCAAGTTAACGAATTTGTATATCAGGGAACTTTAGCCTCACCAACTTTTAGTGGTTATGTTGAATCGTTCGCCAGCACTGTAATTAATTTAACAAATGTTCGTGGTTCAATTGCTTTAGGTTCAGTATTGAAAGGAACAACCACGAATCCTACAGGAAGAACAGTTTCTAGTATTGATTTTCCTGAGTTTGAAAAATATACTGGAGATGTTTTATATAATGAAAATATTGTCGCAATACAAAGAGTGGCGGGTCAAGCTGAAAATATTAAATTTGTTGTTAGATTTTAGAGGAATTCATGGCGCTTAATACCAATTTTAATGTGAATCCATATTATGAGGACTTTGATGAAGCAAAAAAATACCTTCGTTTACTTTTTAAACCAGGTTTTGCTGTACAAGCTCGTGAATTAACTCAAATACAGACAATACTGCAAAAACAAGTAGAACGTTTTGGTAATCATATATTTCAAAATGGTTCGGTTGTTACAGGAGGTCAATTCTTTTTACAAGATGCTACATATCTAAAACTTAATTCTGTATATGGTGCAACAGATGTAGTTGCTAATAATTTTATTGGTAAAACTATATTATCAAGTGATGAAACAAAACGAGCACAAGTCATTAAAGCTTATGCTACCGACGTTGGCACAGGCGATCCAATTACATTAATGGTGAAACAGATTTATGGTTCAGCATTTATACCGTCAGAAACAATTAAAACCAGTGAAGTTTCTCCATCATTTGCAAATATCTCAACATCTGGCGTAGGAACAGGCCAAACGTTTTCTGTTAATGAAGGTGTTTTTTATTACGATGGTTTCTTTATACAAAATGATGCACAAACTGTAGCAGTTTCGAAATATACAAACACTACAGCAAATGCCAGAATTGGTTTTGAAATCACAGAATCTATAGTTACAAACAATTCAGACACTTCTCTTTTAGATCCAGCACAAAATGCATCAAATTATCAAGCACCCGGTGCAGATCGTTATAAAATTAATTTGGTTTTAGCAACAAGAAGTTTAGCTTCTACAGATGATACACGATTTATTGAATTGGCTCTAGTTGAAGATGGTCAAATTGTTCGTGAAAACAAATATCCAATTTATTCGGTTCTTGAAGACACTTTAGCTCGTAGAACATTTGACGAATCTGGTAACTATACTGTTCGTGATTTTCGTATTTCATTGAACACAAATTCTGCGAATTCAGCACAAACAAATATCGTAATGTCTCCAGGAAAAGCTTATGTTTACGGCTATGAGTTTGAAACTAATGGGCCAACAACTATAACAACAGATAAACCCAGAACAACTGCAAGCGTAGCAAATAAAAGACTTACAGCTGATTATGGTAACTTTGTTTTTACCACAAACCATTTTGGTTCTTTTCCAATTAATAGTTTAACCACTGTAGATTTGCATTGTGTTAATACGGCATCGATTAATACAACATCAACAGCTACCATTTCAAATACCAAAATAGGAACCATTCGTGTTAAATCAATAGCCTATGAATCGGCTTCAAATACATCCAATGGTTCAACGTATGTTTATCGTTCTTATTTGTTTGATGCAAATGTTGGATCAATCACTGGTACTGTAAATTCAGCAACATCAACGTCTTTAACTCTTGCTAATTCAGTTGCAGGTAATGTATTTTCTACGGTTAATGACGCATACACTGGAGCTAAATTACGAATTACAAGTGGTTTAGGTTCAGGTGAAGCACAAAAAATAATTACTGGTTTTACCGGATCAACACAAACAATTAATGTAAGTCCAGCATTTACAACAACACCCAATAATGCATCGATTTTTTCAATTGATTTTGAATTTAATGATGTAGAATCACTGGCTAATTTTAGTTCAACCACGAAAATTGCTGCAGCCGACATTTCAATTCGTTCAAAAGATTTAGCAACAACTTATGATGATGTTTATATTTCTGATGCAGCACTAGAACCACTTATTTTTCGTTTAGGCCAAGAATATGTTGCAAACAGTACAATTGCTGATTTATCTTTTTCATATAAGAGGCTTTATGCATCACAATCATTTAGTGCAAACGATTCGCCAGCTTTAACTCTTGGTACTGGCGAAGATATTGCTTCAGCTACATCATCATCTGCTAAAGCTGAAAATTATTATATTGTTGTAACGTCTGCTGGCACTTCACCATATTCTGTTGGCCAAGTTATTCCAGTTGATAAATTTTCTGTGAGTACCGGCACTAAAAAGGTTACGGTCACCAATGGTGGAAATATGACTGCCAATATCATTGCTACAATTGATGTTTCTACAATATCACAAAAAAATAAAACATATGTTACCAAGAATACAACAATTCAAACTGCATCAAGTTCAGATCGTATTGATGTTTTTGGAAATTCTGCACTTTTTATTTTTCCATCAAATGGCCAATGTCATATTGCAAACACTTTTGTAAAAAAAGTGCCCGGACAAATTCAATCTTTGTTTATGTCGGACATTATTGAAATCACAAGTATTTTAGATTTTGGCAGTAATGGAATATCACAAGCAAATTCCACATATGCTTCAAATGTCACAACAAAATATACGTTTAATAATGGCCAAAAAGATTCTTTTTATGACCATTCATTTATTAAATTAAACCCCGGACAAAGTGCTCCATCTGGCAATATTGTGGTATTTTTCAATCGCTTTACTTCATCTGGCGCTGGGTTTTTCACTGTAGATTCTTATTCGGGCATAGCCTATGGCAATATTCCAATATATTCATCACCAACAAATAATTCTCTTTATAATTTAAGAGATTGTTTAGATTTTCGTCCGGTTCGCTCTGATGCTGCAGCTTCTGGCGGTAGTGCTGTGGTTTTTGATGTAACGCCCGCAACAACTGGTCCAAAAATTCCAGAAAATGGTTCTGATATAATTTTAGATTATCAGTATTATTTGCCAAGAGTTGATAAAATTGTTCTTGATAAAACAAAAAAATTTGAAATTATTAAAGGAGTGCCTTCGCTAACTCCTTTGCCACCAAACGATTCATCTACAGGAATGACTTTGTTTATTTTAAGTTATTCTCCTTATCTTGATGATATAAAAGATGTAAATATACAAGGTATCAATCATCGCCGTTATACAATGCGTGACATTGGAAGTCTTGAATCTAGAATTGAAAATCTTGAATATTATACCTCATTAAGTTTGCTCGAACAAGATGCTTTAGCAAAACAAGATTTAACTATTTTAGATAATCAAAATATTGAAAGATTTAAAAATGGAATCGTTGTTGATTCATTTAAAGGGCATTCGGTTGCTGATGTTACAAATGATGATTACGCAGCTTCAATTGATACTGTAAATAAAGAACTGAGACCATCATACAATATTTCTCCACATACTTTAACCTTTGATTCGGCTAATTCTTCAAACTTTACAAGAACTGGTTCATTAGTTACTGCAAATTCTACGCCACTTACGTTTATCGATCAACCAAAAGCTTCAAAATCTATAAATGTAAACCCCTTTAATGTCATCAATTATCTTGGCAAATTAAAACTTAGCCCATCATCAGATATTTGGGTTGACGAAAATACCGCGCCCGATGTTTTAATTAACATTGGAGGTGATCGTGATGCTTGGCAATTAATTACGGATCGACTTCCGGTTGGTTATGAATGGAATTCTTGGCAAACAATTTGGACTGGAAACGATGTAAGTAGTTCTCAAGCTTGGCAAGGCCGAAATTTAGTAGAAACAACCACTGTAACAACAAATCAAGGTCAAACAAGAAGCGGTATTATTTCAAGAGTTGTACCACAAACAATTACACAATCAATTGGTGATCGTGTAGTCGATGTTTCAATTGTTCCTTTTATGAGAACAATTAATATTCTTTTTGTTGGAACTGATTTTAAACCAAACACAGCTCTTTATCCGTTTTTTGACGGAACTTCGATAGATAATTATGTTGGCGACCGTGTAAACAAATATTTTTTGACATCCAATAATATTGGATTTAATGTTAATTATAGCAATCCAGAAGTTATAACAGTTAGAGATAAATCAAATTCATCAAATGTTGCGAACGGTGTAGTTGTTCACACATCAAATAATATTGTATATTTGACAAATATGGTCATCAATACAGCATTTAACTTCTCTACTGTAAATATTGCCAATTTACAACTTATTGGCGATCAAACGGCTTTAACATACAATGTTGCATCTTATGAACACAACGGCGGAAACGTAAACACAGCTACTGCTAATACTGTAACACTTCGTCTTGATGCTCTTAATGCTAGCAATCAAAACACAATTAACGGTTCAGTTCTTTTTATTACGCAAGGCACTGGTGCTGGTCAAAATGCTACAATTATTGCTTATAATACATCAACAAGAGTAGCCAATATTTCTGGAACATGGTCAACAACACCAGATGCAACATCACAATACGGTATTGGTCGTATAACAACTGATCCAGCTGGTTCTATTGTGGGCATTTTTACAATTCCAAGTGGAACATTTAGAGTAGGTGAAAAACAATTTCGTTTAACTGATACATCAACGGGTGATATTCCAAGTTCTTCAACAAACGGCGATACATCATTTTTCGCACAGGGTGTTTTACAAACAAAACAAGAAACAATTCTTTCGGTTGTTTCACCTACAATACAAAGAACAGCCGTAAGTGACAGTCGTGTAATTACAAACAGCACAAGTTCTACTCGTGTTATTCAAACAATTAATTGGTCTGATCCATTATCACAAACATTTTTAATTAGCCCACAACAATACCCACAGGGCTTATTTTTATCTAAAATTAGGTTATGTTTTAAAACAAAAGATGATACTGTTCCTATTACATTACAAATTCGTCCAACAGTAAACGGTTACCCATCAAGTTCAGTTGTTTATCCATTTTCTACTGTATCTTTAACACCAGATAAAGTTAAAACATCTGCAAGTCCAGACATGGATAATGTAAATAAATATACTGAATTTGTTTTTGATGCGCCGGTTTATTTACAATCGGGTGAACATTCTTTTGTTCTTCTTGCTAATTCAAACAAATATGAAGCTTATATTGCTGAAATTGGTAAATTAGACATTGTATCTGGCCGACAAATTTCTGAACAACCTTATGGTGGTTCATTGTTTTTGTCGCAAAATGGCTCAACGTGGAGCGCCGATCAAACTTCTGATATGATGTTTCGTTTATATCGTAATAGTTATAATACAAATTCAGTTACGGCACAATTTTTAGTTAATAAACCAGCTACAAATGTGCCCTATGAAGTTGCACATTTAATTACTTCAGATGTAACTGTTGCAAATACTTCATTATCTTATCGATTTAATTCACAAAAAGCGGACGGATCTGGTTTTGCCGGTCTTACATCGATTACGCCATTGAAAAATTTTGAAATCACTGACGGTATTGGCAGAATTCTTAATTCAACATTAAATACAACATTTACTCTTGTTGGCACAATGTCAACTTTAAGTGATGATGTTACACCAATGATTGATATTTCTCGTGTGGCTGTTCTTGCAATTGAAAATAAAATTAATAATCTTGGCCTTTCAAATACTGACATTGTAATTTCAAATGTTGGCTCAGGTTATGCTAACTCTTCCGACATTACTGTTACAATTTCTGGTGGCGGTGGCTCTGGTGCTACAGCTGTGGTCAATGTTGTTTCAAATACCGTGAATGCTGTTTACATTACAGCTGCAGGTTCTGGTTACACAAGTTCACCGACAATTACATTAACACCCGGCTCTGGTGGTGGCACTAATGCAGCTGTATCTTACATTGGTGAAACTGAAAAATCTGGCGGCAACGGAAGAGCAAAATATATTACTCGTCGTGTAACTTTGGCTGATGGCTTTGATTCGGGCGACCTTCGTGTTTACCTTCGTGCTAATAAACCATCGGGTACCAACCTTTTCGTTTATTAT